ACTGAGTTGGTCGGCCGATGCTTTCACCTCCGCTGATTGAGCTTCCGCTGCTGTTTTGCGTTCGGTGGCTTTACCGATCGCGATTTGGACGTCTTGCGCCTCCATCGCTTTCTTGGAGGCTTTGATGTCTTGAGACGTCTTGGCCGATGACATGCCGGTTCGATACGACGAACCGAGGATGTTTTCGGCTGGTGCGGCTTGCGCTGCTTGGGCGCTCGATGCGCCCATGCCGCCGGTCCCAGAAAGAATTGGGTTGAGTCCCGCCGCTCGCAGGTCTTGAGTCTCGCGCTGATGCGCGGTATTGCTCATCATTTCCTGAAAGCGTTGGGACTGAAAGGCGGAGTTCTTGTTGGTGTTCCGTTGCAAGAACCCGCCGGCGAGGTCCACGAGAGCGCCGATCCAGTCCGACATGGTTAGAAGTGATCGATGAGACCGGGCACGCCGTACACGGGCATGGGCCGGCTGCACTTCATCCTGAAGAACGAGTCGAAGATGAAGTGCGGTTCGGTGGTGACCGCAATGACGCGGTCGACGGGCGGGTTTTCTTGAATGAACGCGTCGTCGAGAACCGGTGGCGTCGCAAAGTCTTGCGCCAGATGCCACGCATCGAGAGACGTGGGCGCTGAGCTCCGCATGATGCCAGTGACGATCGACGGCTTGTACCGATACTCGGCGTAGCGTTCCTGATAGCCAAAGACCGTGTCGTCATTGGCCGGCACGCCGTCGGCGTAAATCTCCTTCCGGAGGACGGCTTGTTCGCCGATGTGAGAAAGAGCGGGCCAGTAGAAGTCGAACCTGGTCTTGCGAGACCACATGCGGTTCAGACCTTGCTGGTACGTGTAGTCGGCGCGGACGCTGATGATGCCGAGGATGAGGCAATGTTCCGTGAACGAATGAGAGAAGCCCGCGCCTCCCACGGCAGTACCGATAGCTGCCAGATTGCCTTGAGGTGTGGTCGCATACGCTCCGGTTGGTGAAGTCTGCGGAATCGGGCTGATGTTGACGGCGATGGATCCGCCGCCGAGATATTCCGGTCGCTGGAGGCGGGCATCGGGTGAAGTCACTCCGAAGTGAGAGCGGACGATTTCCGTGTAGCGCGTACCGCCGCGGGCGTCGCGCTCGAACATCTTCTGCACCTGGAATGCTTGGCGCAGAGAGTTGATGGTCGCTGCAGTGGCATTCGAAAGATCCGTGTAGAGCCCCGAGCTCGCGAGAGCGTTGAGAGTCAGTTGGTCATTCGTGCCCGCGGCGCGCGCGATCTGCGCAGTGGCGATCGCGCCGCCAGAGTAAGAAGACAGCACCGGCGCCGAGCTCCCGAGAGGGATCTCGACGGCGGCGCCTTTCTGTGGCCACGGAAGCGCGCTGGTGAAGTAATCGTGCCGCTTGCCGCGGCGCTGGAGTTCGTAAAACGTATGCAAATCAGGACCGTCTGTTTTGGGGACCGCTATGGCGTCTTGAAGATTTTGGTCTCTATACCATTCGTTCCAGACCAAGGCGTAGCTGCGATGCCAGAGGGCTGAGTGGGAAAGGTTTGCGACGCCAGTAGGGATCCCCATGTAATCCGAGAGAGATCCAATTGCGTAGCCCCCCGCGGGAGCCACCATTTGAGGGATCGTGAAGTCAGTCGTATCGCCGGGGTTCGGTTGTTCGCCATTAAAGCGTTGCCAGTTGTCCCACACGAGACGGTTCGGGACGGCGAAGAAATGCACGTCCATGAACATGTTGTCCATGATTGGGAAGATTGGAGTAGCGAGACGGGCAAGAGCCGTCATCGAGACTTTGAACGTGTCCCCCGGGAGGGCTTCGTCGACAAAGACGGGAATAAGGAGCCCCGCATCGAAGGCGGTTTTGTGGGAATGCGAACGGTCGAAAGAGGAGCGCGGAATGTCCGCTTTCGGGACCTGAGAAAATTGGTGAACCATGTTGCTAGGTTGTCCATGGCGTTGAGCTCCCATCATGTTGGCGTGTCCTTAGGGTGTGACGTTATGGGGTTCGCTGAACGAAGCCATGACACCCGTATCGGTGTCGTACTCCGCGATTTCATACAGCGAGTAATCGGAAGGAAAGGCGTGCAGTGCAGACGTTTCGTCGCGGATGAGTCGGAGGAACTCCCGTTGGCCGGTGGCCTGGTTAGGTGTGAAGAAGGGCGTGTTGTACGTCTTAGCAGACGAGTCGTGGATAGTGCAGACGAGCAATTTCATAGCTTCCTCTGGAGAGATGAGATTTGCGCGGCCTTCACTTCCTTGCGGACAGAGAGGCGCTTGGGTCGCGTATTCGCGACGTTCTTGGGTTCCATCGCTCGCGTCGTGCGCTGCTTTTTCAGCCGCTCGAGTAGCTCCGGGTCGGAGCGTTCGATCAGCCGATCGTAGTACTCGGGTAGGGGTGCTTTGCCGCCCCCCTTGAGGGCGACGAAGTCTTGCGATGTGAAGTCCTCGCGCCACTTCTGGAAGGCGTCGTACCCGATACCGGGCTTGAGGGACATCGCGTTGTGGGGCGGCAAGATCTCGTGAATCGGGCCGTCGGGATCGATGGAGGGGTAAGGGCTTTTGGCCATGTCTCCGGTGATCTTTTTCCTGATGTAGCGGGCGACGTAACCGCAGGATTCCGGCGTTACGTGGCCGATGATGCAGTCGCCCTGGCCCCAGAGCTCGTCGATGAATTTCGACGTGTAGTAGTTGCTCTGGCGGCCTGGATTCATACCGTTGGAAAGTCTAGCGTCAGACGGCCAGAAGCCGTAGATGATCGCGTGATAGTGCGGACGGCCGTTCTGATCGCCGTACTCCCCGCACATGTAATACCGAAGCTTGATTTTGAGGTGCTTCCGAAGCGCTCGAATGAACTTCTGGAAGTGGGCCTTGACGAGGCCCCCGTTGGGGGGGAGGGAATCGTCCCGGTAAGTGAGGGTGACGAAGCATTGGCGATCGTGGCCTTTTGATTCGTGAGTGAGTCTGATTTGCCATTCCCGAGCACGGTCGAGACGGCAGCCTATGCAGTTGCGACAGGGCACCGTAACCCTCAGGTCACGGTAGCCCTTGATCGCTTGTTGATGCGGGTGATAGCACGGCATTTTCCATCAGAGACGGATTCCACCGCGCATCGGGTTGCCGGTCCCGGCAACGTTCTTCTTGTGGGTCCGGCTGGCGTATTTCGTGAACTGGTGCTTGCTGGATTTCTTGCTCATTTTGAAGCGTTTGGACATGGCGGACTCCGAAGAAGATGAGGAGATGGAGCAGGATTTGAAGAATTGGCTCCATGTAGGAGGTGGTTGGGACCACCTGTGCTATTGACATCAAGAATATCAATAGCACGGGCACGGTCCGCCGGTCAAGGGTTAGGTGATGGTGCCGGCGGGATTGACGGTGAGGGAGAGGAAGAGGGATTGGTTGTTGGTGCCTGGTAGTAGCCCGGAGGGCAGAGATCGAGATTGAGGAAGCCGAGATCGGAGGCTTCCTTGGCGTTCTTCGGATCATGGACCCAGTCCAGGAGCTTTCCTGGGTCGTTATCGAAGCGTGCGCGGATTCCGGAGGGGATATCTAGGAACATGGATTTGGCGTCCGCTATGAGGTTCTGAGCGGCCTGGAAATCGATGTCTGAGACGTCCTCGAAATGCGGGAGTCGTTGGTTGACGTGGTCCATTTGACCAGTCCGGAGGTATTTACCCATGAGGGTGTTGATGTCGCAGTCGGGCCCGAACTCCTGCTTGGTCCGGCCAGGGCCGGAGAAAGAGATGGAGACCCGGTAGCGAGGGCCATAGGCATGGCGAAAGGGAAGAGGAGGAGCTGGACGGTGTGTCATTTTGGGTTCCTTCAGCCCCAAGACCCAGAGCGGCTTGAGGTTGTGGTTGAGGTTGTTGATGTTAGCCCTTGAGGGGTTAGGAGTTTGAGGGGAGAAGCGGGGCTCGTTGGGCGGGGTTCCCCCTGCCCAACATTGCCCCGCACCCCGTTCCGCCCCCTAGTTCGCGTTGGTGTGTGAGGTTGGTTGGTCGCGTAAGGGGGGCGGTACTGCAAGAGGTGCGTTGGGAGAGTGATGCGGAAAGCGGATCGGACCGGGTCGGCCGGTCCGTGTTGCTTCCGCGGTTTTGCAGGGAGGTCCGTGCGCATGAGACGTACGGGGTTAGGGAGCCACCGGAGCGTAGTTCGGTGGTGGTTGGAAAGGCTGTTGGATCGCCTTTTTCGTGTTCTCGATAGCCTTGGCAGAGCCCAGGTCGAGGGACTTGGTGATATCGCCGGGTTTGCCGAAGAGAACCTGGTGGACGGCAAAGGCGAGGGAACCGGATTTGATGTCCGGGAGAGACAGGAGACGGCGGGCCAGCTCGAGCTTCTTCGCTTCTGGTAGCTCGTCGATCCGGTGCTGGATTTCCGCCGCGTATTGCTGATAGCCCTTGATGTCCGCGGAGTAGCCAGCTTCGCGGACGTTTTGCTCGAGGAGCTTGGTGCGTTCGGCCTCCGAGAGCATCTGAGCGCCGACGAATTCGATGCCTTTCTTGACGGCATCGGTCTGGGCGTAATTCAGATTCATCTCGGAGCCGAGTTTGTTCACTTCGTTCGTCAGCTTGGCTGCAGTGTTGAAAGCCACGCTAGCTTGGTAAGGCACACTGAGTTGGTCGGCCGATGCTTTCACCTCCGCTGATTGAGCTTCCGCTGCTGTTTTGCGTTCGGTGGCTTTACCGATCGCGATTTGGACGTCTTGCGCCTCCATCGCTTTCTTGGAGGCT